ACTCTATCAGGTTCCGACCAAAGCTCTCAAGCAAGCCGTAAAACGTAACATCGAGCGTTTCGAGGGTGACGATTTTATGTTTGAACTCTCCGAAAGCGAGTATAACGCACTGAAAGACAGATTAAGGTCACAAATTGTGACCTTAGAAATCGACGGACGGGGAAAATATCCCAAGTATTCACCGTTTGCTTTCACCGAAGAGGGGGTAGCGATGCTTGCCGGCGTCTTACGCAGCCCCGTAGCCATACAAATCAATCGAGCCATTATGCGCGCATTTGTCCGAATGCGCAACTATCTTACGCAGATTTCACCAACTACGGTTCAATTTGACGACTTGCGCAAACGCATAGAACGATTGGAGCAAGTAACATACACTCATTCCACCCTACAAACATTTTCCACTCAAACGAGAATCATCGACTATTCTGAAAAATCACTGGTGATTTTTCCTTTTCGTAAAGCTGACATCAAGCTCTTGAAGCAAATCGGAGCCAGTTACAATCCGTGGTTAAGTATAAAAGGTGTACATATCGCCGGATGGATATTCCCCAAATCCAGACAACACGAATTGCAGCAACTTATACATAATAACAGAATCATTCAATAGAGATGATGAAACATACGAATCGCTTATTTCTCACAATGCTTTTTGTCGGCCTGCTGGTCGGCTGTGAACTTCACGACGACGTGGACACCTCGGTCAAACGCAAAGCCGTCGTGTATTTGCGCTACAACTACAACGATGGGAAACAGGACACAATGGATGAAGTGCAAAATATCCGCCTGTTCCTTTTCGATCTGGCCACAGACCGTCTGTACCGGGATACAACATTAACACGAGAGGCATTCCTGACAGATACCGGAGCCATGCAAACCTACATCAGCAACGGAAGATATGAATTTGTGTGTATGGCCAATGTAGGACATGGCTCCACGGTATCTGCCCCAACCCTGAGCGGCGCTCATCTCGACATCTCCGAGCAAGGAGCTGATCCGCTCTTTTTCGGACGGGTCCAAACTCCGATCGTAAAAGGCGATTCGCTGCGCTTCGACATCGCCCTGTTCAAATCCGTCTACAAGATCAATGTCCTGATCGAGGGACTTCAGAATCTCGACAATCCCGAAGAATTCTATTTCGGATTGGAGAACTACTCTTCGCTGACCTTCGCAAACGAACCTGCCGGGGAGTTTAAACTCTATAAACCTGAATTGGTTTACAATAGCTCAAAAAATACGCTGTCAGGCTCATTTTACACTCCCTATTTCCCGATGGACAGCCCCATCACTCTCGGCATATATACCGACAATCCCTCGTCGGTATATGGCCATACGCTGTTCGAATCTTCAATCCGGCGTTACATGGAGATCGGGCCCAATATCGGGGGAGATGTAGAGATTGACGTGCATATCATCCAGAATGGGAGCTATTTCACCATCACAATCTCCGATTGGGAAGGGACCATTGTTCAAGAAGAACATTTCGGGGCCTGAAGCCCCACATTATAACCATCAATTTTCATTCATCTTTTAATTTTCGTATTCACTGCTGTCCGGAGAAATTTTACCATAAAGTAGGTTGCTCGACAGAACCCGCCTCCGGAACACTAACGGGAGTTGTCGGCTGATTATAAATTTCACGGATATCCGCCCTCTGGAAGAGGACTTGCCCGATTGAGTTAGAGATAGAATGAAGACTTGGATCCAACCCGTATCGCTTCTTCGCAATGATGAGCAGAAGATAGTCACAAATGGCTATCCATATCTGCGTGTACACGGCGTTCTTGGAAGTGCCGTAGAAAGTCTTGATGTGAAGATGCTGCTTGATCCATTTGAAGAACAGTTCTATCTGCCAGCGTTCACGGTAGAGTTCCGCAATAGTCAGCGGATTGTCAATCGCAAAGTTGTTGGTCAGAAATCGATATACTCTTCCAGTCTCAAAGTCTTCATACACAACAAGTCTCAATGTGTCTGGATACTTTCTGGTAGAGTAATATCCAGCAAGTCTGATAGTCTCATCCGAAAGAACGCCCGAGTCTTTGTTGACAGGTCTGGACTCAATAACCTCATAAGACATATTGTCCTTGGCGCGTGTAACAAAGTAGGCGCCCTTTTGCTGGAAATGCTTGTAAAGTTTCTCAAAGGCAACATATCCCCTATCCATCAGGTAGAAAGCACCTGCTTCAACAGGAATCTTGTCCATCATCCTGGCATCGTTAACCTTGCCTGGCGTGAGCATGACAAATGTGGGAATCGAGCCTCGCAGATCCATCAGTGTATGTATCTTGAACGCGCCCTTACCATGATGAAACTCGGCCCATGGACACAATTTAAGACACAGTTCAATGGTACTGCTGTCAAACGCATATATCATCTCCTCAAGACCAATTCGCAGCTTTTCATCCTTGTAAAGCATCGTGGCTTCCTTTACCAAAGTCATCGCAAAGTCTTGATATATACGCCAATCCTTCTTCTCGTTGGCCTCCGCAAGCGTGGATCGAGGTATTGCCTTGATTCCGGAGCGATAGAGGTCGCCGCAGAGGTTAAGTGTAGTCTCTATATCTCTCAAACCAGCTCTGTCAGTGAACTGTGCAAAACTCATCACCATGAACTGGTCACGACAATTGAATTTGATAGCATGCCGGTCACCTTTGTAGCGGTCGACACATTTCTTGAACTCGTATTCGTTAATGAGAGACATAATCTGAGCGAAGATTGTTTTTCCTTTGTTCATGGCTTGCGGATAACCTCTTGATGGCTACCGCAAAGTTACTGATGTTCTAATCGAAAAATTTTCTGATGCTTGTAACTTATTGATGTTTAATAATTAAAACATTGTCGGAGAATTTTTCTCCGGACACTAATGCACCGATATAATGATTTACCGGGCGTAAATCACACTACCCGCAAGAGTCCCCGACGAGAAAAACTTATCGGGGGCTAATTTTTTCGGCAATTTATTTGCAAGAATGTAATTTATAAATTACCTTTGTGGTATGAAAAAGGCAAGAGAAGTCGTTACCTACAAAGATTATTTCGAAGAGTTTTTCGAAAAACAATCGCAGAAGGTACGGGATAAAATCATCAAGGTACTCGACATCATCGAGCAGATCGAGCGAGTCCCCGTTACATATTTGAAATATATCGAAGGCACTAATGGGCTATTTGAGATACGGGTACAACTCGGAAGCGACATATTCCGGATTTTCTGCTTTTTCGATGGCAACAAAATGGTAGTATTATTGTGCGGCTTCCAGAAGAAGACACAGAAAACTCCACCGGGAGAGATCAAAAAAGCCGAAAAAATCATGTCGGAATACTACGACGAAAAAAGAAAGGAGACAAAAAAATGAAAACGAAAACTTTAGACCAGATCAAAACAAAATATTACGGCGAAATAGGCATGCCGGAACGCGACCGTATAGAACGCGATCTCGACGCATTGCGGATCGGGCTGAAAATCCGAACGGCACGGGAACAGAAAGAGATGACTCAGGCACAACTGGCCGACCGAATCGACAAAAAGCGCACGTTCATTTCCAAAGTCGAAAATGACGGAGGGAACATTACTCTCAAAACGCTGTTCGATATTGTAGAGCGCGGATTGGGAGGGAAATTACATATCGACGTTCAATTATAATATGATACTACTCGCAATAGGAATCACGTTGTTTTTGGGCGCCTGCTATATTGGAGCCCTGCGTGAAAAAAACGGATGGTGAGATAATGCCACGCCGATTCTAAGCTCTATTTTTGTCCTTTAATGGCCGCCTTCGGGCGGCTATTTTTGTTGCAAAACGAATGAAATGGCATCACTCGTCGAGCAACGATTCGTAGAAGAAATTCTCACATCCGAAGGCGCCCGTCTTCTGAAAAATCAAGGAGCCGCGTTCGCTGCACGGCTCCACTTCCACACTAAACGCATTCTGGAACACCGCCGGGCCGAAGTTTCGGCCGCCGACGGATATTCCGGCAAACTGGCCATCTCACACACCGCATACCAGCGTTTTCTCGACCTCAAAGCCATGAAGTACGGCACGAAGACCGTGCGCCGCAACCGTAAAATCCACAATCGGTTCATCTGGGGGCATTTCAACTCCATAGCCGCACGCCTCGCCAACGACCTCACCCAGGACGTCGCCACACGCATTCGTGCTGAACTCGAAAACAAATAATTACCGATGGGAAAGGGTCTCAAAGAAGAAATTTTACGCCTGGACATTATCGTCAACGGCGATCCCGCACGCAAGGAAATCGGGACACTCGACCGCAACACGAAAGATCTCGCATCCAGCAATAAGAAACTGCGGGCTGAAATAAAACAATTAAAAGCGGCCGGCGGTGAAAATAAAGCCCGCATTGCAGAAATTAATGCCGAGATCAAAAAGAACAACGAGACGATCAAGGCCAACGAAGCCCGGGTAAAACAGCTCCGCTCCGAGATGAAGATTACATCAATGACTACGGCGGAGTTAAGCCGTCGGCACGCCGAACTGCGCAATACCATGCGCAACGTCGTACCCGGAACGCCCCAATGGCGACAACTGCGAAACGAATTGCAAGCCGTAACGAGCCGCATGGCGCAACTTCGCGCCGAAACTGCTTCAACCGAAGGCATCATGTGCCGCATGGCTTCCAATGTAAACAAGTACATCGGAACCGTAACGGCGACCTTCGCCGCATTTGCTATGTACGGATCGGGGCTTTACAAGGCCGTACAAACCTATTCGGGACTGGACGAAGCAATGTCGAACGCCCGCAAAACTACCGGCATGACCCGTGAGGAGGTTGAAGAACTGAATGTAAGCCTCGGTAAAATAGATACCCGCACCGCCCAGGAGGAGCTACTCGGCATGGCCCGCATCGGCGGAAAACTCGGCATCGCCAAGCAGGACATTGAAGGCTTTACCCGCGCGGCCGACATCATAAAAATTTCGCTCGGCAAAGACCTCGGGGATAACGTCGAAACAACTATCGGCCAGATCGGGAAACTCGTAAATGTATTCCAACTCAATAAGGAGTTCGGCATTGAGCAAGGCATGATGAAAACGGCCGCGGCGGTGAACGAACTCGGCAAATCATCGACAGCCAACGAAGCCAACATCGTCGAGTTCATGCGCCGCGTGGGTGGTGTCGGCTATTCGGCGAAAATGTCCCTGGCCAACATCGCCGGTCTGGGCGCCACTCTCGACGACCTCGGGCAGACGATGGAGGTGGCAGGAACATCCATGTCGCAAGTCATCACCGGCATGTTCCGCCGCACGGACGCCTTCGCCGCCGCAGCGAAGATGAACGTCAAAGACTTTAGGAAGCTGATGGTCGAAGATATGAACGAGGCGCTGATCCGAATGGCTGAGGGAATGGGCTCCGATGGCGCCGCCATGGCGGAAATCGTCGCAGCTCTCGACTCGCTCAAACTGGACGGTACCCGAGCGACGGGAGTTCTTACAGCCTTGGCCCAGAACACCGACAAACTGCGCCAGCAACAGGAAATTGCCAACCGAGCCTTCGAGGAGGGAACCTCGTGCCTTCAGGAGTTCAACATCATGAACACCACGACCGAAGCCACGACGGAAAAACTCCAGAAGCGAATCGCCGCGGAGGCCGCCGACCTCGGGAAATCCCTTGTCCCCGCCTACCACGAAAGCCTCTCGGCCAAGGCCGCACTCATCCGGGCAACGCGCATCCTCGTTGAATGGCTCATCCAAAACCGCGGAGTCGTGCTGGGACTACTGGCAACCTATGCCGCATACAAGACCGTCATCGTAGGAACACACACCGTAAAGAAAGCCTATACGGCGACCATAGGTAGTCTCCGAGCAATTAAACTTTCCTACCTACTGGCCGTTCGGGCGACCACAACCGCCACCATCGCCGAAACGGGCGCGACCAGAGCCGCAACCGTAGCCACGCGCCTTTTCGGACTCGCACTCAAAGCTACACCTCTCGGTGTGGTTGCGGTGGCCATGGGTGCCGTGGTCGGAGCCTTCACCTATTTCAAGACGCGGGCCAACGAGGCGACCAGCGCCCAGCGGACCTTCAACGAAATCACGAAAGCCGCGGCTGACATCGAGGACGAGCACGGCGTCAATCTGGTCGGCAAAGCCGAAAAAATTTCACAACTCATGCGAGTTGTCGAGGACGAGGCATCCTCCGAAGAGCGGCGCACGGCGGCAATCGCAGAACTCCAAGGGCTGATACCCGGCGGTATCGAACTCATCAACCAAGAGACGATCGCCAACGGCAAAGCCGCAGCGGCCGTTAAAGCCTACACCGACCAACTCATCCTCCAAGCATCCATCAAGGCCGCACTCCAAAAAAAGGAAGAGATCATCGATCAGGCGGGAAAAGACCGACTGACGGGGAACGATAAAAAGGTCGGATGGTTCAAACGCGCCATGCTGGCCAACGCCGCGGCCAACAGTTACGGTGCCCTCGACTACAACACGATGGTCGCCGCAGCCGAGGAACAAAACAAGAAGGAGTACCAGGAGAACATCGACCGACAGCTCGCCGACCTCGACAAATTCATCGCGGACGCCCAGGCCGAACTGGAAGCCAAGAAACTCATCGTCCCTGCCCCCGAAATCGAAAATCCCGATGATCCGGGCGGCTCCGGAAAAAAGACCGAGACAACCGGTTCCGGCACAACCGACTCCGGGAAAAAGACGAAGAAAACATCCTGGAGTCTCGACGCAGACACCTCCTATCTTGCCGCGAAGCAAAAACTCCGTCAGCAATACGCTAACGGCGAGATCGTATCGGAACAAACATACCAGGATCGCCTACTCGCTCTCGAAATCGCATCTCTTCAAGCCCGGCTGGCCACACACAAAGAATCCGGCGCGGAGCGTTCCAAACTCGAAATCCAGCTCGCCGACAAAATCATCGAGCAGAAAAAACGGGAACAGCAACAAACCGAAGCCACCGAGAATCTCCGCATCCAAAACATCACCGACGCCACCGAACGCGAGAATGCCGAGTATGAACAGAAAAAAAAGCAGTACGCCGGGAACGCCGCGGCGCTGGAACAACTCGCACTTGCACACAATCGGAACCTCACGAAGATCGAACTCCAACGGGCAACGGACGCCCTCAAGCAGGAAGAAAACGAATACAAGCAGAGCCGCCAGGTGATGCAGGAACGCCACAAGGCAGAACTCCAAATCGCCACCCTCTCCAAAACGGAACGAGCCCGGCTCAAACAGCAACAAATCAATGAACTCAAAGCCTTCGACGAGGAATACCTGCGCTCGACGCTCACGCAGCTCCAAGCGCTGAGCGGTTCCGGGATGATGGCCTTTCGGGACCTGAAAGGCATGCTCCAAACGATTGATCTCGACACGTCTCTCCTCTCCGAGCAGGAGAAAAACGACCTCATACGCCGTATCAAAGAGGTGGAAGGGGCTATCGACGCAGCGGCCGACAAGGTGGAAGAAGTTGGCTATTCTTTCACACAAAACCGGGGCGGGAATCTCTTCGGATTCTCTCAGGATGACTGGGCGCTGTTCTTCGATAATATCTCCGCCGGGAAATTCGGAGCTGAAGAAATGACAATAGCACTTCTGGCTGCGGCTGAAGCCGCTAATATGGCAATGGACCTATATGCCAGTTACGACAAAATGATGACAGCCAAGGAGAACGCTGAACTCAAAAAGTACAAGAAAAACCAGGACACCAAGAAAAAACAACTGCAATCCCGACTCGATGCCGGGCTGATGACCGAAGAACAGCACACCCAGGCCGTCGAGCAGATGGAGGCCGAGTACGAGCGCAAGCAGGAAGAACTCCAAATCAAGCAGGCCAAACGTCAAAAACAGCAGAGCATCATCCAGGCGACGATCAACACCGCAGCCGGCGTAGTGAAAACCCTCGCGGAATGGGGAATACCCTGGGGACTTATCCCCGCCGGCATTATGGCCGCAATGGGCGCCGCACAGATTGCCATGATCGCCGCAACCCCCATCACCGGCGCCGAGGAGGGCGGCTTTCCCGTAGAGCGAGCGCAGGACGGCAAGCGGTTCAACGCCCACCTCGACCCCGATGCCCGTGGCTACATCGACCGTCCCACGGTGCTCGTAGGCGAAAACGGCATGGAGTACGTCATTCCCAACGAAGCCATGAAGAACCCCACGGCCGCGCCGATCATCAACACGTTCGAAGCGGTGCGCCGGCGAGGACGCCTCCGGGATTTCGATTTCACGCAAACGCTTCCCGCCATGATACGAACAACCGGATATGCCGCAGGCGGACCCACCGGCACAATGCCGATAACTTCACCCCTGCCTGCATCCGACAACACGCCGGACAACCGTGCAATGATTCAAGTGCTGGAAAAACTCGCCACGGTGCTCCAAACGCCGCTCAAAGCTGATGTATCGCTCATGGGCCGCGGCGGATTCCTCGAACGATATAAGGAGTACGAACGAATGAAGTCCAAAGGAAAAATAGAATAGTCATGCTCATAAAATCGCTCAACACGGGCACAATCCTCGAACACACCCCCGGCCAGGAGATCACCTTCACCCTCGACAATCCGATATTCGAAGATGACCGCCTCCCCGTAGCCGTATCTACCGGCATCGAGTTTCCGCCGACGCCGACCAACAAAACCGAGTTCGGATTCGTGGAGGCTATGATGTTCGCACCGACCGTACAAAAACTGCCCGTGGCCTTCATCGTCGCAGGTATAGAGATTTTCACGGGAGAACTGCAATTCGACGAATATTCCGACAAATCGCTGAAATATACTTTCACCGGCGTCGGGTCGGATAAAATATTATCCGGGAATCTTTACGAAATTCCAGGAAACACCTACAATGACATCGAATTATCCGAGTTCATAAAAAAAGCCCGAAACGGAAGCTACAGCGACTTCTATCTCCCTCAGATCATACGACAACCCAACAGCGCTAAAGTCGAGTACATGACCCCGTCCGGTAATGCCGACTGCTCGATCATCGACAAATATGCCAACTATCTCTACACGGAAGCGCCATATATTGTCCCGGTCATAAACGTATTTTGGTTGTTGAGTAAAATAATTCCCGGCGTGTATTTCTTATCGGACGCAGATTGGATTCTTCCCAAAATGGGGATTGTCGCCCCCTATAAACCCGAAGAATGGAGCAGCCCATATTTCGGCGCTAAAATAAAATACAAAGACGCCTTCGATCCGACAATAGGGCGATATGGAATTCCTTACATCTTGGACTTCCGTCCGACAGAAGGGCTGCCGGACATGACGAATCGCGATTTTTTGAGCAACCTCCTGAAAATGTTCTGCGCAACATTGTTCATTGACGGGAATACATACGCAATTTTAGGCAACAGCGATATTATCGACTCGAAAACCTTTATCGACTGGAGCGACAAAGTCGCCGAAATATATTCGATCATAGCGGGAGAGGAGAGCGGTTATTCGTTGGAATATGCCAACGAAAACAGCAACTACACGCCATCGAAAGTTGATGATTTAGGGCAGGCAGAAATAGACCCTGCAATTATAACCTGCTCCAGTTACGAAGAAATGATCGGCAAATTCCAAGACGCGACCGATTATATCAACGTCCAAATTGCCTCCTCCCGAAATATTTACTCGGGCAAACAAATAAAAGCACGCCTCTACTATCACCGCAACGGGCGCGTCATCGCATATAACAACCAGACGACGCTGATCCCGACAATGGACATCGTCTACCAAGGAGGACTCGAAAAGAAAATCGTAAACAGAAAATCCGAGGACTCCAAAATGTATGAGAACAACATCGGCTTCAACTGCGCGAAATGTATTCCGCAGGACGTAGCAACGCCGATCCAAGAAGGTTCTACGGATGCCCAGGTAACGCTGCACGCACTTTCGGCTGTCATAGATTTCCCGACCGTAGGCGGCGAACGCCCCACGACCGCCTATATCGGAATGGTATATGGAACAAATATGCTCGACCAAGGCAACTACTTCGAAGGCGCCGTACCCTATATTTCGGCAGGAGGTGAAACAACCCAGAATTACTCGATAGCCATCGGCGGAGAAAAAGGACTCTACGAACAATTCCACAAAAAATTCGCAGAGTGGACCATCAAAAAGAAAGACTCGATAAAAGCCGACATTTTCCTCACGCCGACCGATGTGGCCGGGCTGCGGTTATGGCAAAAGATCATGATCTACAACCGGCTGTTTCTCATCAAAACAATCGAAATTACAATTTCCGATAAAACCGACATCATACTCGCCAATGCCGAACTGATCGAAGTATAATTGTCCTTTCCGACAGGCCCCGACCGGAATAATTTTGTAAACAAAAAGACATGCCATCAATCGCCATAGGACTTCCTGAATGCGGATTTTTAGAGGACCTGCCGGATGTAACATTTACCGGCGTAACGGCAACAGCTTATGCCACGGTAAAACTCGACGACGTAACGCTGCTCTCAAACATCCGACTGACCCCCGATAAACAGAACCGGATCGTCATATATGCCAGACAGATGATCCGCAGTCTGGTATCACTGACAAAACCTGCGGCGTTCGAAACGCTCCTACCGATGCTTCAAGTACAACTGCGCGTCGGATCGACGGTTTTTTCGACGAGCGGCGCCGTCATTCCGGGAGGAACCGGTAAAGCCGAGGCCATCGATGAACTATGGTATACGAAAAATTTCCTCACCTGGCAACCACAAATCATCGAAACGACCCGACAGCAGCCTCAATGGCTCGCATATACACCAACCTCGATTTACTCACAAAATCAAATCACAAGTCGGCTATATACCAGAAACGGACGCATATTCGACAAAACGCTCCGCACCGACACCGGAAGCACGGCGCTGTATTTTCGACAGATTCAAACCGACTTCTCGCACCTATGGGGAGCCGAGTGTGAGAACCAGGAACTCGCTCCCATCGCATACGACGTATACGGCAACGATTCCAAAACCCAGACACTTTACACTCAAAGGTATATCCTACGCCCCGAACGTTACAACGACGTATGTTTCGGCTTCGAAAATACATTAGGAGGATTCGATACGCTCATGCTGGAAGGCAAACAAACCTTCCAGCCAGAAGGCGACGTCACGACCTTCAAAACCGAAAGCACGGAAAAAGAACTTGCCAACGACTTCACATCAATATGGGAAGCCAACACCGGACGGCTCGAAACGGAGCGCATGGCCAACCAATTCCAGGATTTCCTCAAAAGCACGAACCGCCATGTACTCCGCCACGGAACGTGGTACCGGATAATCGTGACTGAATACAAAGTCAAACACTATCCCGGAGAATCGAATGCCTACACCTTCAAGTACCACCTTGCAGAACGCAACGAACATCGCTTTTACGAGCGGGCCGAACTCCCCGAACCACAAATAACCCCCAGAGAATTTTTCCCCGAAAGAGGATAATATTTGTCCTTTCAAGGCAGGAGCCAACCTCCTAATTTTGCTTCAAACAACCTGCGTATGGAAATGAAAGTCGCCAAAATACGACTCAACAACCAAACCGATTTTTCATTCATCGAACAGTTTCAAGAGTCCGATGAAAAAGGGAATCCGGTCCCGACACCCGTTCCCGAGGACAGCGTAGATTTCGAAATCGAATTCTTCGCCGACAACGGCGTCCGGTTCAAGGTGTCCCGCAGAAACGGCATATACGATCATTGCGAAAAACTCGATGACAACCGGCTCTGCGTATATGTCCCCCTATCCAAATGTTTCCTCGGCAGCGGATGGCTCTGCCAGAAACTATGGATCAGCTCGCCCGGTGCTTTTTGGAACAACGCCGCGAGGAATATCTGCATCCCCTCCCATCCCGGGATTTGGCTCTGGAACGGACCCAGCGACGACGTGAAGGCGTCGGCAGAGATCGAGGCATTCATCGGCACGGTATACCGCGGCAAAGACGGCGTCTCGCCCCACATCGGAGAAAACGGGAATTGGTGGATAGGAACCCAAGATACGGGATGTCGGGCGGAACCAGTCCACTTCGGCCCCCGGGAACTGTTTCCGGAAACCGGATATACCGGAATACTCTACATCGACACGGCGAACGAACGGACATACCGCTGGGACGAGGCATCGGCCGCATACCGCTGTGTCGGATGGGGCACCGACAAGGGCGACGAGGTTATACTCTCCGCACAGGACGAGGCGTAAACACCGACCGATACGATAAACATCAACGCAGAAGCACAGATGAACACATCGATTACAGAAATAATGGCCATGCAGCGCACGGCGTTGTTCCGGCAGAATTTCGAAGAGGATTTCCCCTTCATTTTCCGATTTCCGGACGGCAGGCGCCCGGAATATCCCTGGAAAATCATTTTCAACACCTACGAAGGCCCGAACAAGTCCAGAATATCCTTCACGGCAGCGTTCGACGGAAAACAATACACGAACTGCCGCCCCGTGGACGATACACCGGACGTGATACTCATAGAGTTCAAAGACCACCATCTGCCTCCCGGGAAGCTCTGTTTCCGGCTGCTACGCAATGTTCCCAATGACCTGTTCGAAAGCGGAGAGCAGAAAAAGGTGCTCCCGCAGCTTACCGGATGGGAGCTCTGGGCCGGCCGGACTGACGGAGAAACGCCGGCGGCCGCAACGGTCGTTCTGGAAAGGATGCTCCGGGGCATAGGAATCCCATCCGGCGGCAGCGCCGGCCAGGTGCTCGTGAAAAAGTCCGACGAAGACTACGATCTACAATGGCAGGATATGAATGCAGCCGGCGGAACGGCCGATTCCCTGCATTTCGGATCATACCTCCAATTCCCGGTCGTAGGAAATCCGGAAATGCTCTACATCGATACCACAGCCAACAAATCCTACCGATGGGATGAAACCGGACTTTGCTACAAATGTATCGGAGTCGGAATAGACGACGAAGACGAACTCATTCTGGACAACAACAAATAACCTTTCAATCTTATCATCATGGCAAAAAAAACTGTAAAAGCACGTCTTCTGCTCAAGACGCAGACCGCGGCCCAGTGGGCCGAACAGAATCCCGTCCTCCTGAAGGGCGAGGCAGGCATCGAATCCGACACCCGGCATTGGAAGACCGGCGACGGAACCACCGCATGGAACGATCTTCCCTACCGCTCGGAGGGCCTCGAAGTCGGAATCGCTGCGCCCTCTGCTGTGGACGGCATCCCCGGAACGTTCTACTACGACCAGAGTGCGGGAAGACTCTACATCCTGCTGAAGAAGACCGCAGGGAACGCATGGGAGCAGGTGGCGCTGGCCTCCGATCTGGCGGATCTCGGCGCCGGCGACATGCTCGCGTCGATCTACGCCAAAGCCGCCGGAGCAGGCCCTTCCACCGGGAAAGTCGATCACGCCCTTCAGGCCGACAAACTCGCAGCGGCACGCACGATCTCCGCAACAGGTGACGTCTCGGGCGACTTCTCCTTCAACGGCTCCGCGGATGTCGAAACGACGCTGACCCTCGCCTCGATCCTCGCGGCGCAGTCCGATGTCCAGCTCCCGAAGATCTCCGTGGACGCCAAGGGGCGCATCACGTCGATCTCCGCCATGGCCCCGGCCGATGTCCGTACCCTGCTCGAACTCGGAACCGCAGCGCAGAAAAACGCCGGGAATGCCGCCGGGAATGTACCCCTGATCGGCTCCGACGGCAAGCTCGACACCGCCATCATGCCCCAACTGGCGATCACCGACGTATTCGACGCAGCATCGAAGTCGGCCATGCTGGCACTCAAAGCCCAGCAGGGTGATGTCTGCCGACGCACCGACGAGGGTAAAACCTACATCCTCGCGGGAACCGACCCCAAGGTCGAAGCCAACTGGAAACTCTTCCTCATGCCCGAGTGTGACGTGGTATCCGTAAACGGAAAAACCGGCATCGTGGTGCTCTCCACGGACGACATCGCCGAGGGCGGCACGAACCTCTACTGGACGCAGGAGCGATTCAACACGGCGTTCGGGACGGCATTCGCGGCAAAGAGCACGACCGACCTCAAGGAGGGGGACAACCTCTACTACACGGACGCCCGAGCAACGGCGGCTGCCGAAGCCTATCTCACCGACGAGGAGAATATCTTCATTCTGGACGGTAACGCCTGACGACGATGGCTACGAAGACACTAAAAGGAAAGTTTCTACCCCAATACAGGACCGCGGCGCAATGGGGCGCCGCGGACCCCGTATTGCTGCGCGGTGAACTCGGAATCGAGAGCGACACCCGAAAATTAAAGTTCGGGGACGGGACGACATCGTGGAATAATCTGGGGTATGCTGAAAGCGAAAGCACAGGTTCTTCAGAAGACAATGATCGTCTTACAAACGCCGTTAAAGTCACCGCATTCACTGAGGGTGCACTGAGTGAGTTGTTGGAAAGTTGGAAAATCGGGGACCTTATCCCGTTTTACACGGACAACCTCACGGCTTCAACAAGTAACCAATTCCCTGAAAGCGGTGCGTTCAGCGGTTTTATTTCGATGGGCGCCAACGAAGGCGAATATTTCCAGATATTCGCAATGAAAGCCGGAACTTCCGGGAAAATATTCGTCGGAGGGTGCATTGGAAGTTCTACAACATGGAAATCACTTGGGGGAGGAAATGGGCCTCTCGAACCGAAAACCTTAACCTCTGATTTATGGGATTTGGTTCCTATGGAGGGGTTCATACAGCCATTTTGGATTAACACGAGGTCTTCGGATATTCCGAATGGTGTGTACGGGTACGGATATGGTTTCGTGGCTTATGCGCAGGAGTACGACTGCGGGATCGCTCTTGCAGAAATAATCGACGAAAATACCGGGTCTATTGACCTCTACGCTGCAAAAGTCTACAACGATGGTTCCGGAACAAGTTGGAGCAAATTAAGCGGCAGTAAGAGTGCATCGGCTTTAACCGATGCCGTTGTAATTACCGGCGCTATAAAGGATTTCGATTTCGGATTCGAAAAGGCCGGAGACATAAAACCTCTGAAAATTGCAAGAACTGCCGTGGGGCTGCCCGACACGTCGTTCGAATTTTATGGCTGGGCGCAATGTCAGCATTGGAGCAGCGTTACACAATATAACGTCAGCCTGTATATTATACAAGCAACGAACTCAAATCCCCGAGTATTTACAACGGTATATGCGAAAGGCAGTTCTCCTTCCTGGGTTGAACTCGGAAAGGAACCGGAAAGTGGGTGGCTGATGCAGGGCGATTTTTCATTGATAGCCAATTCCGACCGTTCGTTTACATTGAGCAATTATGTCCAGAAAGCCGGAGATAAACTGTGGATCGAGTTTGCCTATTTGGGTGGTGATGCCGACGGGCACATGATCGGATTCTCGCAAGGCCAAAGCATCATCATCAACCCGGCGGAAACGTTGAATACGAAATTCTATGCTTTGGTAACATCGGGAGGCTCCGCAAAACAGCACACCGTATCGTTCAGGTTCCGGGTGTCCGGTTTGGTATTGTACATCTATGCTTCCAATGAAAGCACCGACGGGCGTGATCTTGTCAGCCAGTTCCGGATCAAAGGCGTCCGGGTACTGCGTAAATAGAACAGACACAATTATTCCTTAATCAATCGATATTATGAAAAAGACACTCATCATCATCGCTATTGTGATCGCCGCCATGATCGTGCTGTATTTCGGGGCCCGGGTCCTGCCCGAAAAATGGATGCTCCCGTTCTTCATCGGCGCCGGGGCCGGAGCGGCCGCAACGGTGGTCGGACAGCAGCTTTGGGATATGATCCGACCCGCGAAAAAAGAATAGGTCATGTTCGACTATCTCACCGAAGCGCTGGGCGTCGAAGCCCTGATACTGCGGCGGGCGGTATGGCTGGAGATCATCATTTGGATCGTGATGTTCGTGGCCGTCATGGTGGATATGCGTACCGGAATCCGAAAGGCCCGGGCGCTGAAAATGCCGATCGATTCGCACGGCCTGCGCCGTACATTCACAAAGTTCGGGGACTATGGCAAGGTCACGGCGCTGTTCATGTGCATAGACTTGCTGGCCCTGCTGTTCGGGATTTGGATGATGCCCTATGCCTCGGCAGTCTCGGCGGTGATCGCCGTCGGAATCGAAGGGTGGAGCGTGCGCGAGAATCTGCGGGCCGCGCACTCGTCGGCAGCAAAAATCGCCGACATCGTGGCGAAAATAGCCGGCACGCAGGACATCAAGGAGGTGCTTCGGCTGTTGAACAGCCTCGATCAAGCCCGGAGTTCCAAATTGTTGTCCGGACATTACAAGGCACACGACGACGGTGCAGCACTTACAAAAAACGAATTATCTTATGGCAACGAAGAACGAACGGATTGAATTTGTCCGGAAGATTTACCCTGCGGCCGCCCGGCTCTACCGGGCCGGCGGGGTGCACCCGCTTTTCGTGACGGCCCAGGCGGCACTCGAAACCGGATGGAAGATCAAAGGAATCGGCAACAATATCTTCGGGATTACGAAGGGCAGCAGTTGGACCGGTCCGGTGTCGCTGGAACTGACGACTGAATATTTCAGAACGCCCGATGTGAAGTTCAAGGCCCCGGAGCGGGTCGTATCGGTCGAGCAGGTCGCGCCGGGCAAATACAAATACCGGGTCTATCGGTATTTCCGCAATTTCGCGTCGGTGGACGAATGCCTCGACAACCACCTCGAACTGCTTCGCAAGCCGGGCTATGCCGATGCGTGGCCGTACCGCGACGATCCGAAAGAATTCGCACGGCACTTGGTGGACAGCACCGGGGCAAAGTACGCCACGGCGCCGGACTATGCCGAGGTAATGGCCTCGATGATCGACAATGTGGCGCGGATCGTAAAGGAAAACAGATTATGAAACGCCTGCTGATTATCGCTATTGTCGTGCTGAACTGCCTGATGCTGATTCAGGCGGCATTGCTGCGGGCCGAACGGGCCGAGCGCAAGCGCGTCCAGTCCAACAACGAGGTATTGACCGACAGCGTGGAGTTTTATCGGACGGCCAGCGGCAAGCACGCCGCATCCCGGCAGGTGCTCGAACTCCGGACCTCGGAGATGGAACGATACAATGCACAGCTGGCCGCCACGGTTCGGGAGCTGCGGATCAAGGTCCGGCGCTTGGAGGCGGCCGCCACGACAGCCACGCGGACCGAAGTACAGATCACGGCACCTCTGGAACCCGTTGGTCGGAAACCGTCTGCGTGGGAGAAATACGGCGCAGGGGTGCGAAGGGCTGCCGATTCGGTAAAGGCAGCCCTCGATTGGAGATACTCCGGCTTGCCGAAAGTCCCCGAAGCGAAGGTGTTCAGATGGTCGGATCAGCATGTGAGCGTGGACGGCATAATCCGGACCGATTCGGTGAGCTGCCACGTCACGAGTATCGACACTCTCCGACAGATCGTCCACCGGGTCCCGAGGCGGTTTCTATTCATCCGATGGGGGACAAAAGCAATACGTCAGGAGGTCGTGTCGTCGAACCCGCATACACAGATCGTTTATACTGAATACATCCAATTTTCCAAGAAAACACGACAATGAAAGAATTTCTAAGAATCGTATGGGCGGTACTGCTGTACTTGTGGCAGCTCCCGCAGAACCTAATCGGCCTTGTGTACTTAGCATTCTGCTTCGACCGCGTGAAGATCACCAAGCAAGGCGGAGCGGTGTTCTACGCAACGAAGTACGTCCGGGGAGGAATGACGATGGGCCGCTATGTCTTTATCCCACCCGAGAACATAGCCCGAGAACCCGTATACGATCACGAGTTCGGCCATGTCCGACAATCGAAGCGATGGGGCTGGTTGTGGCTGCTTGTATTCGCAATTCCGAGCGGCCTGCATTGCCTTTTCTGCCGCGCGGCGAACTACTATCACTTTTACACCGAAAGGTCGGCAAATCGCCTCGGAGGGGTCCCGAACTATGCCGGGGAATACCATTACCACATGGACGGGCTCATCGTCACATACTGGGACAAACTCATCGCTCTCAAAAACAAATATTTCGCATAACAGCAAATCTCAACCGATTTGAGCCCCCAAAAGAGAAGAGGACGGCGTTGACCGCCCTCTTCTCCACTTATAAGATACCTTTGTAACTCTGAAGGCGTGGATTAGCGTTCAAAACATCCCGCGGTGTATAGGCATCCGTAATCTGAAGCGACGAGTGCCGCGCCTGCTCCTTAACGGAAAGAGGATCAAGCCCCGACCGAAGCATATCTGTGATACCCGAATCCTTCAGCGAATAGAACTTGTACTCCTTCGGGAATTTCAACGCCGGAACAATTTCGTTATTCCAATAGTGGCGATAACTCCGTTCGCTGCACAACTTAGGCCCCGGCCGGAACCCGGTAGAGAAAATATAATACGAAGTCGGCGCATTGAAAAAATCCAAATCGACGAGCATTTCCAGAATCGGCGTCGGAAGCGTAACCACCCCCGATTTTTTATTTTTCGAAATCTGACCGTCAATATAGACCGTTTGTTTAGCGACATTAATGTCCTGCAAGCGAAGACGACATATCTCCTTCGGACGGATAAGCATGTAGTGTAGGAAATAGCAGACCAGTAGGAACGGCCGGTTGTGTGCATCGAGCCAGTCACGAACTATATTAAAAAATGCGGAAAAAGAGTAAACATATCGGAAGATTGTTCATGCTAAGGTCTGTTGGAGACG